GGTCTTCGATCCAATCCTTGCCCATCTCTTCTTCGATGCGCTTGCGATCAACGCGGAAGCCAATGCTGTCCTTGCCGACGCATGCGATGAAGAAATTACCCGCGTGGGATTGTTCCTTGCCAAGGCCACGGATGATTTCTTTAGCCTGATCAAGTTTTTTTGCGATCAAGGAAGCCTCAGCCGACAATTTAGCGGCGGCATCGATGATTTCCTGAACCGAGAGACCTTCCCAGTGATTGATTTTTGTTGCCTTAGCCATGTTACTCTCCGTTGGTTTGCGCCTCAGCGCCGTTGATGATGGAATCACAATAAACTCAGCCGTAAATAGTGTCAACACACTATTTCCATCTTTTTCCAAGAACCCAAACGACCAAGGATTTCCTAACCCCCATCGTAACTGGCTTCACTCGATGGAGAATGAATGAAGGAAATACGATGGCCCTGCCCCTCAAGCATGGCACAATTTCTGGCTTGCCTGTGTTGACCTCAAATTCTCCGCCCTCAAAATCATCATTCAATAAGATCGTCAGGGACATCTTTCTATGAAGCCCATGCGTATCGTGGTCGATTACATTTAAGGAACTATCTATATGCCAATCGTAGTGACCTTTTTCCTTGGCATCATATGTTGAAAATTGAAAAAAATCGAAACCGACAAGATCAAGGCCAAAAAACTTATCGTTAACTTCGGCTAAAAACCGATTCAGCCTTTCAAAAATCCATTTCGTTTTATCGTTCGGGTGATGAAAATTAATGTTAGAAATTCGACCTTCACTACTTTTGTTTGCATCCATTACTGTGCCTTTTCTCAACTCCTCCGCCTCGCAAATTTCAATAATTTTTTGAGCCTCTTCTGCTGAAAATACTCCATCCCAAGTGACAATGTTGGCGAACAGACTTGATTGGACTTTGACATCATTAACGAGCATTTTTCACCTTTAGAACGTGTGGTTGCCATTTTTGTCGATGACAGTTTCATACCATCTATCGCCAACTTCATTTTCGCGGAGGGCGACAACTGTGCCGTCCTCCCAAGTTTCGTATCTTATCACAGTGCCGCGCTTAGGCGCGACGCTCCCAATACAGGGTTTCTGAGTGATCCTCATGGACTTTTTCCTCGATGTTGCTGTCGTTTGAAAGTTCGTAAGCGATGACCTTTGCCAATTCCTTTTCTTCGTCTTGCGTCAGGTTCAGGTCTTCGCCGTCGATGTCGGTGACGTAAATGATATTGATTTCGTCAAATTCCCACATGAGTTCGCCCCACTGACGGCCATAGACGACAGTCGTGTTTGCGTTCACATAGACTTTGGCATCGCGGAAAAGAAACTCATGGCCATCGAGTTCGTGATCGATTTGGCCTTCGTGGTTCCAGACTGACAACATATTCGCCTCCGTTGGTTTGGGCATCGCCCCGTTGATGATTCCTTTTACGCTTGAGTTTATGCCCTGTCAACACCCAAATATCCGGCGCAAACATCGAGGGCCAATTCCGATGTTTCAACGTGATGCATTTCTCCAGTGTCGCAGATCAGCACCCGCCACAACTGATAAAGCGGCGACCATTGAGACCACGCAACCTGCTTCCCGCACCAAAATATCGTGAAAATTTGGTCGTTATCGTAAACAACCCGCCATTTTTCATTCATTTCCTCTGTTCCCCACATAATGATCGAGCCAATCTTCGCCTTTTTTCGGAGGGACGCGGACTTCAACGCTGATATTTCGCCCCATCACCAGTCGCCGGGCAAGTTCGTATGCCGCAGACTGCCCAGTATAATTGGCATCATTGTCTGAAAAAATGGTTAACTTTTTCACAGATTTTGGTGGGTCGAACGATTTCATTAGGGGGGCATTGATCGCCGACCATGTCGGTATCCCAGTCCACAAGAACGCCGCCAGAGCCGTTTCTATACCCTCGGCCACTGCCATATGGTCTGTCACAGGAAAGAGCCTAATAGCCGATCCTTGTGGAAGTACGCCTTGCATCAGCATCTTGTTCGGCGACAGATGCCCCGCCTTCCTGCCAGTCGGCAACAAGAACGTCCGATGGACTGACACGCCGCCTCCGGCATGATCCGATACCTTGGCCGCCATCACAGGGTAATTGCTCCCCTTCTCGGCGGGATGTGCATGGTAAGCCATCCTGATCGCATCAGAATCAACCCACTTGCCAAGCCGATTGATCATGTATTGTGCGACAGGGCTTTCCTCTGTGACGGCAGTCGTCATTGACCAAAATTTCTTGGCCTTCGACCGCGCCTCTCCCTCACTGATGGGCTGTCTGACCGGCTTTGCCTCAACCGACGGAAGCAATGGCTCGACGATGTCCTTGGCCTCCGCCAAAGTCATGCCCTTCACTTTGGACACGAGGGCGAAGCCGTCTCCCGCTCCACATGACGAGCATATCCAACTGCCACGGCCACCTTTGTCGTCAAATCTGAAGCGGTCTTTGCCGCCACACACCGGACATGAACTGTGCTTGCCAGTAAGATATTTGCCGTCAACACCAAGGCGAGACAGAATGTCATGCCACTTTCCTTGTGCCTGATTTTGAGCCGTTGCGAAGTTCATTTTTTTCTCTTTGTTTTGCTCTAGCGATATTCAAATGACGAATCCAAGAAATCGTCGCGGGGGTAGGTGAGATCGGAGATGGCCTTGTTGCCGGTCCTACTCCGATCCGCTGTTTGTAAGCATGGTAAGCCCAGCCGTCTTTGTAACCTTTCATTCGAGCGTATCCGAGTAATTCCGCATAGAAAAGGCTCTTCGCCGCCGCAGTCCAAGTTTTCGAGATTTGTTTTTTGTTGGGCGTCAATTCCAAAAGTTCGCCTTCTTCCGTCTCGGTTTTGGAAACGGGTTCGGCCTTAAATCCGCATGACGGACACTCACGAACGCCAACTGGCTTGATATAGGCGCACTTTGGACACGCCTTCGGAAGGCGGATTTTCTTTTCCTGCTCTGCCGCCGTTTTCTTTTCCCCACTGTCCAATGTGTCGTGATGAATGTCAGTCACGAACCCAAGGCGCAATGTAGTGTCTGAATGATCGAAAATGAGGCAATAATCCTTGCCCTTAGCCGTGCGAAGGCCGCGACCGACGATCTGGGTGTATAGGATTTCTGACTTAGTCGGACGAGCCAGAATAATGCAACGCACATCCCAGTCGATCCCCGTGGTTAAAACGCCGACATTGCAGACAACCTTCAGATTGCCATTGGAGAATTGTCGAGCGATTGCTTCTCGCTCTTCAACTTCGGTGAACGCATCCATGTAACCAGTCGGAACACCGGCATCGAGGAATTGCTGTTGCAGTTTTTTGGCATGTGCGCGGTCAACTCCGAAGCACAAAGTTGGCCGATCTTCGCCTTTTTCTAGCCACGTTGAGACAACGTCGGCAACGAGCGTTCCCTGTTGCATGGCCTTCGATAGCCCTTTGGTTTCGTAATCGCCCTTAACGATTTTGACCCCAGTGAGATCGGGGTGGGCGGGGGCAAAGACACGAAACTTCGACAAATAGCCCTCGTGGATCAGGCGTTGCGTGGTCGTGCCAATAATCAAATCATCATAAAGTTTGCCCATGCCTTTGGCCCACGGCGTTGCCGATAGGCCGATGACAGGAACCTTGCTCTCCTCAAGTTGCTTGAACCACTTGTCCAAAAACTTGAATTGCACATGGCATTCATCGACGATGACCAGTGATGTCTTGGGAATATGACGACGCATAAGTGTCTGGATCGATGCCACCTGAATCGAGGCGGTATGATCTGTGCGCTCATGATAGGCTTGCATCACGCCGATGTCGAAAATCCCGTCACGCTCAAATGATTCGACGGTCTGGTTGACGAGGGAGATAGCGGGGACGCAAAACATAACCCCGTTACCCTTTTCCATAGCCATGTTGATTATGGCCCCTGCCGTGGCAGTCTTTCCGGCCCCTGTTGGCATCTGCAATACAGGTCTCCGCTTACCAGAGCGAAGCGATGCCTTCAGTGCCGATATGGCGTCTTTTTGGTAGTCTCGAAGTTCATGCGCCGACATGGTCACGCTCATAGCAGTAAAGGTCATGAAGGATCGTGGTGTGATCTTTTTTGAGCCATTTTGCTACGCGGTTTGCCGGATACTTTAGATCGTGAACCGCTTGCCAAACAACCTTACGACGAATTTTGACCAAATGAGCCTTGCGAGACGAGCCGACCAAAAAGTTGGGATCGACATCGTTTTCACGGGCAATTTTGATCAGCAATTTGCCAAAATTGTTCATCGGAACCGTATCAACTCTAAAAGTTTTAGGCTCCTCAACCTTCTCTTCAATCACCTCAATTGGCAATTCAATCGGGCGTTTTTTGATAGCCTCGATTGGGACGAGACCGGCTGATTTACCTAAGCCACCAAGCCGTTTTTTGACGGCCAGATAGTGTGCGCGAAGTTCATTGTATGTCATTTGATCGGTGTTCATCTGCTTCACCCATTTGATAGATCGTTACAATCATTGGCACTGTTCCAATTGTTGACCATTCAGCCGCCAATGCCATGCACAGCGAATCGTCCTCGACTACCCTCATCTCAACCAGTAGATCACTGGTTGCTTTCAAAATGTTATCTAAATCTCTGCGTTTTTTTGTCTTCAATGCCCTGATGTGGATAGCGTATTCACCATCGATTGTTTGCTTCGTTTGTTGCTTAACCATCCATCCGGCCTCTTCGAGCCAAGATTTATATTCAGGTGATTTGTATAATTTTTTCGGCCCAACCTTCCACAAGGCGTTAACCGACGGAGCCAAGGGAAGTTCCAAAACAATCATGGCACACCAAAAAAATCATCGGGGCAAAGAGCATTTTGCGATGCAACAATAATTTTTTGCGCCGCATTAATTAGCGGCGTTTGCTTGTATCGCTCGATGCGAGATAGTGATGCCACCGAAAGTCCCGTGGAAAATGACAAATCGTCCAAAGTGACGTTGAAGTGCTTGCGCCACCGCTTCATGGGGTGTTCGTTAACTCCATCCCGCCAATTTGGCTTGTCCCCAATCGGTTGGCCGACTGATTCGGCTGAAGCCTGATTTTCGGATTGTCCCATGTCCAACATTCACCCGTATCATCTTGAAAGCACACCCACATCAGGTGATGCTCAAACCCATAATCGATCAAGAAATGCGCCATTGCCCTGCCCTTGGGGGTTATCAGGGGGATTGGGGGTTCCAATCTTTCAATCATTGACATTCCTTGCATTGACTGCAAACTGATAACACTAGATTTACCCCCTGACAAGAGGACCGAATGAAAGACTTTCACAGACTCAAACTGGAATTGCCTACCATAGAGAAAGAAATTTCTACTTTCATGGCAAGCATTCTGACTTTTAATCCTGAAATCATTGATGATGATGAATTTAAGCAGGACTTACTTGAAGGTTCCACTGATCTAATTGAAATCATAGATAGGATATTAATTAATATATATATAAATACAGGTTACATTGATGGAATTAAAATTGCGCGAGACCGAATGGACGACAGGATCGACCGTCTGAACACGCGAAACTCGATTTATCGCTCCCTCATCAAACGCCTCATGGATGCGGCACAAACGCGCAAAATCACCGCGCCGACTGGAACCGTGTCGATCACCGCAAAGCCGCAGAGTGTGGAAATTGTGGATGAGGGATTGATCCCCGATCAATTCATGCGTATCAGCAAAGCACCGAGCAAGACGTTGATCGGGAATGCACTAAAGGCTGGCGAAGACGTTCCCGGCGCACAACTCTCTAACGGCGGTGAAACGCTAACAATCAGGTAAAAACATGAAAAACATTATCCAATCCCTTAATAATGTTATGAAAACTGTGTCTTACGTCCAAAAGGGCGGAGAGAACAAATTTCATGGCTACAAGTATGCGAGTGAGGCGGACCTTCTGGAAAGTCTGCGCCCCGCAATGATCGAAAATGGTCTGGTTTTGATTCCAAGTGTGACCAATGTTGGCGCAATTGACGCCCACGGGAACACCACAATCGGCGTGGAATATACCTTGGCCCACACTTCAGGTGAAGTTTGGCCAGATAAAATTGTTGCAGTTGGATGTGGCAATGATCGCGCAAAAAGCGGCGTTGTTGGCGACAAAGGCGTCTATAAGGCCATCACTGGCGCAAACAAATATCTGCTCTTCAAGCTGTTTCAAATTGAGACAGGCGATGATCCTGAGAAAGACGAAACCGCTCCGCCACCCGCAGAGCAAAAAACTCAACCGAAAGTCGAAATCAAAAACGAAGTCACTTCGGGTCGGAAATCTGCTTCAAAAACTGAGGCAAAGAGCGGTATTGCGCCAATTGCGTATGCCGACAATTTTGTGCCTTCCGCTGAAGACTTGGATAAATACGTCAAGGTGTTTGTCGAGGCGCTTATTTTTGCAAAATCCGAAAAGGAAGTCCGTGACTTCTGGAAGTCGGAAGCGAAAAATCGGGCGATGATGTCAATTGAGGCAAACAACGCAGAATATAAGACAATGGCGGATGCTTGTGCATCGCGCATCGATCAATTGAAGGGCAATAACAATGGCTGATTACGACAACAACATGCGCGGCGTAGCGTTCTATAACGACTACAAGAAAGCCGACAATCAACCCTCATATCGCGGCACACTGGAAATTGATGGCGTTGAATACAAGCAATCAATCTGGGTGAAAGTCGCCAAAAATGGCAAAAAGTTCCTGTCTTTTTCATATGAAAAGGCAGACGAACAAAAGTCGTCGAGCAAAAAGCCTCAAACTCAAGTTGACATCGATATAGACGACGAAATCCCATTTTAAGGAATAAGTAATGCGTGGACATAAACCCACCTTTTCGCGTCAACCTCAGCCTCCCGTTTACGAGGCTGAGGATCATTCGGCATATCGGTTTGATTGGGTTGCTACATCATGGCGACCTGATCCGATCACTATGACGGCTCGTGAAGTTGTTATTGGCCGTGGTTACAGCACACGGAAGGACACAATCAACATCCTTTTCGAGGCGTTGCCGATTGCTGATCAAGATAACTTCTGTCGTGTGATTCTTCGCCCCGCCGATCATTCTCCATTGGATGAAGAATGGATTCAAAACTGGACTGTTCTTTCTTATAGAACAGACCGCAATGGAGCGACCAAGAAGAATGTCCTTGGCGGCGGATGGATTGAAGACAATGAAATCCTTGTCTGCCTAGATGCTCTGCCTACTCCAAATCAAAATGTTGAGTGTTGGGTTGCACTCAAGCCCAAAATTGAAAGATTAAAATATGAAACAAAACAGGCTGATTTCTGAAGAGTGGATTGAAGGCGCTCTTCAGTATCTTTCAAATTGCAGTGATTTGATTGCGGCGGCTCGTGGACAACGTGTCAGGGCCGAGTTTAATCGCAAACAGACTAGAGCAATGCTTATGCTTCGCTCACCTGAGAGCAGTGCCGCCATGAGAGAGGCATGGGCAGAAAGCCATTCAGATTACATTGCCGCCTGTGAAGAGGAGGCAAAAGCCGTGGAGCAGGACGAGTGGCATCGCTCTCAGCGCAACAAGGCCGACACTGTTATCGAGGCATGGAGAACGGAACAGGCTTCTCATCGTGCGGGAAGCAAATTCCAATGATTGAAATTGTGTTGAATAACGCGGAACTTTATGTCGCCGCACAAGTTGGCTCGATGCGTCGCGTGGCGTCAATTCAAAGAAAGCTGAACAACAAACTTCATTCCACCAAAAGCGAATGGGCGATGGACATCGATGGCGCGGCGGCAGAGATGGCGGTTGCCAAATATCTGAACATGTATTGGGTTCCAACCGTGAATGCCGGTAAAGAAGCTGATGTCGCGGGTTTTCAAGTTAGATCGACGAACCATTTGAATGGCAACCTTTTGATTCGTGAGAATGATGTAAAAAGAGAGCAATATATTCTGGTCATTTCTCAGCCTCCAACATTCAAAATTATTGGTTGGATTTGGTCAGACGATGCCAAAAGCGAGAAATACTGGAGACCGCCAGATGAAACGGGCGGCGGGGCTTGGTGGGTTCCGCAATCTGATTTAATGCCAATGAGAACGATCTATGAATGAGGATGTCGGGACTACCAAGCGCGGCAACCTATCAACACGAAGAAAGTTGGCCATATGGGAACGGGAAAAAGGTCTCTGCGCGATATGCTCCGTGCGGCTGATGCCGGGGAAACACATTTACGAACACATGAGACCACTGGAACTGGGTGGGACGGACACGGACGAGAACATTCGTCTGACTTGCCTACCCTGCGCGACACAGAAAACAAAGGAGGACCACAGCCGAGCGGCCAAAGCGAAAAGACAGAAAGCCTCAGTTTTGGGGATCAAGAAATCAAAAACACCACTGCCTTTTGGAAAGGAATCGAAATGGAAACGCAAAATGGACGGAACGGTAGTTCGTCGCAATACAACTGGAGAGGATTTTTAGAATCTGCTCAAAAAGGGATGGAAGCCGCCGCCGCTAGAGACGGCGATCCATTGCTAAATGCATACCGCGTGGCGAAGGTCATGGCGTCCCTGTATGATGCCACGATCAATCCAACAGACATCGCTCGTGTGATCCACTGCTATGCAATTGTTCACGCAAGCCAAGACCCGACAAACGCTGAGAAGCATAAACGTGTCGTGGCGACTGCGGCAACATTGGCTGAATTGTCAAAATCAACGACAGAGCCTGATCTTAGTCAATTGAAAATTGTTTCGGAATTGGCAAATCAGTTGGCTGGTGTGAATCAGCCCTGATCGAGGGACCGGAGGGGGTGGGAGGTATAAGCGTAGCCCCCTTCGGTCTGCCCCCACGCAAGGCAGACCTATGCTACCCCAATTCAATTAATCTGGATAGCGAACCAAAACATCAAACGTGAAGTGTTTTTCGCTATTATTCATTGCGACGTCCATTGAGGACAATTTTTCAAATTCACTTCGTTTGATTACCGATGTTTGATTGGTGACATATAAAATTGTCCCGTCAAATTTAGATAAAAATTGACGGAATGGCGGTTCGTTTCTGATGTCGTATTCAAATGCAGAGAACATGCATATGTCGCATCTAGGTATGTCGCCCCATGTCCCCCACATATAACGAAGATCAACGCCATTTAGTTCAGCATTTTGCTCAGACATTATGACTGACATTGGGTCGCGGTCCACGCATGTGACTTTTTTTGCACCTGCCATTTTTGCCGCAATACCGGCAATGCCAGAACCCGCTCCAAAGTCGCATACGCTCTTGTCTTTGAACATCTCTGGATTGTCCAAAATATATCGACAAAGCACTTGGCCACTCAAATAGGCGCATCCCCACATAATGGTATCTGCGAATATCGGCATAGGATATTGAACATCTTGAGGCATCGCCGCGTAGATGTTGATTTCTTGAGCGTATTTTAGCTTTTTAACGTAAAGAAGATCGTTAATTGCCGAAAGGCTTTTTGACATCAAGCGTAAACCGTACCCACCTGTTCAATTGGATTTCTATTGAAGAAGTGTTTTCTTACGTTCACAAGCCGTGCATTTGCAGACAATGATGTAAATTCATGCTCTTGTCCTTCGGACCAATCAAGAACTGTTCCTTCGTCAGCAGTTTTTTCCCAATTTTTGCCACATACTTTGAATGATCCACGAGCAACAATTGTAATATGATTGTCCATGTAATTATGAGAATGCATTGGCAGAACATCGCCCAATTCTGCAAAATCATAAACAATCAATGTCAGATCACCGAGTGAAATTTTCTTCTCAAGCAATGACATTAATTTCATCCCTCGACGGAGTTGGAGTCTCAATTACTGGAATATATGGAATAACAATTGGATTTGGATTGGTAAACTGACCATCCACATAAATCCAACCAATTCCCGGATCGCATGGATAATCCAAAACAACCACAGTTTTCCCTTCTGGGGGGAAACTTTGATCATCCCAAACAATCATATTTTCAACAATGCCATCAGAGTTAATAATTGCGGCAACTTTCCCTGTTTCACTCATTATGAAAACTCCGTAATACGAATTACACCGGCGGTGGCACTGGTTCCTGCCGCACCAATTGCGTAAGTGTAATTTTGAAGAGCAGTGATTGTTGTCAATGTTCCAACCGTTTGGCTATTATTTACTGTGTAGGTTCCGACGCCACCCGTTCCAGAATTAAATCCAGTAATGTTAGTGTTTGCGGAAATTGTCCCACCGGCGATGTTATAGCCTACGGCCAATGTACCCGATGTGACGGCATTAACAGTAAGAGTTACTCCAGAAATTGTTCCAGAAACAACAGCACCAGTTGGAACTGAATAATATCCAGATGCATATCCACCGGCTCCGCCACAACCTGCCGCACTCGATGAATCTGGGGTCATGCAACCTCCGGGGCTATATCCTGCGCTCCCATTTGGGTTTCCTGATCCATAAGCACCCGGACCGCCAAAATATGACGACCCTCCAACTCCAATTGTTGATTGCCCATACTGATTACCGCTTGACTGCCCACCACGCCCACCGGGCGAATTAAATTGCCCTCCAGTCGCAGTTCCTCCTGCGCCTCCCGGAGCAGTTGCACTGCTCCCGCCACTAGCATTTGACCCTGCCGAGCCACCGTTGGCAGTAATTGAAATAGAGCCGCCATTTGTAAAAGTTGAAGCGCCTCCCGCACTGCCATTCCCAGCGCCGCCGCCTAGAACTTCAACATAAATAGAAGTCACTGAAAGGGACGATGGGACATATGAGGTACCTGATGTTTTAATAATTGGAGCCGAGAGAATACGGCCAGTTGAAGCCGCCGCAGACGACCAAGACGGTGCTGTGCCGGGGCCGCCTGATGTAAGAAGCTGTCCAACAGTGCCGGGGTTAGAACTAAACGCCAACTGACCGTTGATGGCCACAGAGCCGTTCACATCGAGTGCCGATCCAGAACCAAATGTAGCTGTGTGAATACCGCTACCCGTGGTTGTCGTGTTGATCGTCGTCGAGCTTCCGTAGGTCGCCACTAAATTAAAGGTGGTTCCTGATGGGTTGTAAACGTAATAAGTTGTTCCCGCCACAAGCGGCGAAGGAAGTGACCCAGTTGTTGAAAATATAACTGGAGAGTTGAGTGTTGGAAGCACTGGCGTCGATGAGGTCAGCGCAATAACAGACGGAGATGCGTTAGAGATCGTAACCGTTTGAACGTCTGGATACTTAATTGTCGTAATGCCTGATGACGTATTTAAACGCGCATTACCGGCGTCCGAAAAAGATGTGGCCGTCACCGTACCAAGAATTGCATCAAGGCCATTCGAAAGCACGTTTGAATCGTTGTAATAGACGTTTGTCGCATCGGAATAAATTGAGCCAATTTTGCCCTGAGCAATCGTAACGCCAGTTCCTGCAACCGTTTTAATGGTGACCGTGTAACTACCAGACGTATTATTGGCGACAATCCATGAACCGCCAAGCGTTCCCGATCCAAGCGTCACTGGGATGGTGATGATCGCGTTGGATGTGAGTGTTCCTGTGATCTTCCACTGTTGGGCTGTGTACCAATATGCGCCGGTGGTTCCGTCAACAGGGGTTGCGGTTGTCAGCGTCGTTGTGCCGCCAGTAGTTGAAATCGTAAAATAAGAACCGAAAGCCTGATCGATTTGCGTGAAGTTCAGGTTGAGCGGCGAGTTCCAGTTGAGATCGCCATACGCGGGTTCACCAAGGTTCTTATTGGATGTAAATGTAGTCGTCATGTCTCACCTACCTCTTGGCGGCATTAAGTGCTTGGACAATAGCATCATCTGGCATGGAAAGCATCTGTTCGGTCTGATTATTGATCATAACCCGACGCCTTTTCAAGTCGCGGAGAAGCGATTCAGCCGCTCCACCGACCCGACCGCCAGATGCCCGTCCTTCGCGGTTCTGATTATCCGATTCTTGTGCATGCATTGCGGCGTAGGTTCTTGAAACCTGAGATTCAAGGTTTCTCAATGCCTCACGAACACGAGCATCCTTTTGTGCCACCTCAAGCAGTTTCTGAGAAATTTCAGGATTATCTGATGCGGCAAGGCCAAGAAGAGCGGCGGCGCGACGATTGCCCTGCGCCCCAATTGCGGCCTTACCGGCACCGGCAAGGGCCAGAAACGTCAAAACGCCCACCGACGCCAAAGGGTTGTCTTTTACATGCTCAAAAATTTGCGGCGCATTCTCGATGGCATAAACTGCGCCGGTGCCAATACCAATACCGGCGGCAATTGGGCCAAAAAGGTTCTTTGACTGGCTTGCATTGCCAATCTCTTTTGTCATCGCCGCAAGGCGGTTGACCCGAAGAGCATCATCAATCTGGTTAAAGCGATCCGCGCCAAGCACCGTCCTGAAACGGTCCATAGTCACCTTGTCGCCCTTCGCAAAAACCTTCGCGGCTTCATAAGGATTTTCCTTGATATAAGAAGCGAGACCTTGAGCCATCATCTCCTTATCGGTATCCGAATAAACCTTTTTGAAATTGTTCAATTGCTGACCAACCAATTTAGGATCGGCTGTCTTGCTCGATACGTTGGCCAAATTGAAGAAATCTATACCCGCGTCAAAAGCATTATTCTGCTTGATATAGCGACCTGCACTATCGACTGCCGCACCATATTCTGGAACAGCAATTTTCAAGTTATCACGCAAATCACGAGCGAGAGCCTTATATGCCGCGCCAAGTTGCGTCTGAGCGCCCATTGCCCCCGCGCCTTCACCTGACTCTGCCAAATTATTCAATGCGCGAGTGATGTAATCCACTTGCATGGTGTCTGGCATACGCTTGAACACAACTGTGCCATCGTCAGCAATATCGGCCAAAATTTGTTGAGATTGTTTGCCTTCTAATCTCATCAATTCATTGGCTCTATTAAGAGCATTTGAGGGAACCCGTGTGTTGATTATATTTTCGATGTTCTGACCAGACTCAGACGCATAATCGATTGGCTTCGCGTAAGCCGATTCATAAAGCGGCTTGTTATTAACCCTTGCAGTTTCCAACGCCTGAGCGCGGATAGCCGCCGCATCAATTGGCGTACCAAAGGCACGATCAATGTTTTGCCCAAGTCTCTGTGACGATTCATTGTATCTTTGAAGAAGTGCTTCATTGATATTTGAAATGTTTTGATTTTCTGGCAGACGTTCAGCCGCATGTGCAACACGCGCCTTTGCACCTTGCACATCCATCAGAGAAACATCTTCGCCACGAGCGACAGCCGCCGCATATTCTTCAGGAGAAAGACCGGCGGTTGATGCTTTACCCGGTGTTTTTGCGGCCTCTTTAGCCAAAGCACGGATTTCAGCGCCTTCTGGATTAAATATGTCGGCAACCAAATTCTTGCCTTTTCCAAGTGCCCACGCACCCGAACCTATGATGCCATGAAGAACATTAGGAGCCGCAAAGCCAATTGCGGCTTCTGGACCCATGCGTTTAACTCTTTCTTCCATTGTCTCGCCGGGTGGGCCTTCTGCCGCCGCTGATGCCGCGCCATAACCTGCGCCCTCAATCGACCTAGCAAAAAATGGAATTGATCTTCCCAGTGATGGGGCAACCTTTGTCAATCCTGCCGCAACGCCCAATTCTGGCGTTGCCATAACACTACCGGCAATTTCCGATGCCGTTCCAACTTTACTGGCAATCGGATATTGTTTTTTCATTGCCTCATCGAGGGCTTGATTACGCGCCAAAAGATTGCGGTAACGCTCTTCTGTCGTATCGCCTTCAACAATTGGAATACCTGTTGCCGCCGTTCCGTAGGCCATCCCTTTTTCAATCAAAGGGCCAACAATTGGAACATGAGCGATATTCGCGCCCATAGCGACTGTTGGGCTAGTTTTTTTGGCAATATCAGAAGCCCAAGGCTCGTATTTTTCAACGCGGCCTTGATGTTCTTCTTCTGCCGTTGGGAGCGCCCATTGAATTTTCTCTTCAGTCGATGATGGCTGATCCCACTGAATTTTTTCTTCGGCCATCATTGATACTCCCGCGTCCCATCGGAATACTCTATAACCGTCTTACCGGCATTTGGCCCCTCAAGAACCTTGCCACTACGGACAATCTTCTTCGGAGCCGAAGGCTTTTGAGCAGATTCACCACCGCGCTTATATTCAAGGTTATTAATGTCGGCCTCGGTCATGCCCTTGAAATAAGGAACCTTATCGGTCGCCTTTTGCATGTAATGCTCAATGGAATGTTCAGGATTTGAAGTCCACTTATCAATAAACTGGCTCCAACTTTCTTTACCCGCAACTTTGTTCCATGCGCGATATTTTTCCTCTTCCGCCATAATCATCGCCTGTTGCTGAACGATGACTTGGTATCTAGCGGCAGGTGCCTTGGGTGTATCTGCGACAGATAGCAATGTTTCTTTCAATTGCATATTTGTAGTTCTTGATGCGGCATTTGATGAGAGGCGATTAAATGCATCGGTAATCGCATCCTTGGCGGCGGCATCGGCCATGCCTTGGAAGCCATTTTTATCAACATCAATACCCATGCTCTTCAATGTATTATCTAAAGCAGGGAATGATTTGATCGTTCCAATGATGTCAGCCTGTAAAGGCGTGGCACGGTTCATATCAATCTTGGTGTAAGCATTGATCAAGCCGTTTTGAATTTGATTGACGGCTGGCAATTCAGACAAAAACTGACCTGCTTCGACGCTTCTCTTTGAATTTTCGGTTGCAGTCAGTTTCTGCGCTTCAAGAGTTGCGGCAGGAATACTTTTTATGACTTGACCAGACTTCAATGCCTCTGATTTTGGCATTTGAATCACTGTGCCATCAGGTTGCATGACATCAACCAATTCAAACTTCGATTCTTCTTCCTTCTGTGCCTTTGTCTTCTTTGCCTCACGAGCGGCAATCTGCTCCGCATAATCAGGGAGCGGGACAAATTGGCCATTGATATAAAGACCACCGTCACGACCAATTGCTGTTCTCAATTCAGTCGCACGTTTGATTTTCTCGGCGGCTTGTTCGCCAAATCCAAGTTGAGCAATTCTGGCGGCATCAGCTTCCAAAACCTCTGGGTCCATTGAAGGAGGCAATTTGAAGCCAGTAGATGCCTTGGTTTCAGTAGGCGAAACTTCAACAACAGGCTTTTCTGTTGTGACAGGCGGCGTCGTTGTTGTGGTCGGTGCAGGTGCCGTCGCGGTTTCAGATTTTACAACTGGAGCGGTAGTTTCCGCTGTCGTTGTTGCGGGAGGCTTAGAGGGAGCCGTGACGACAGGAGGAACCAAGCCACCCTGTTCAGGAGCGGCTGTCACACCCCCAGCAAGGCCAGATGATGACATTGATGGAGGGGTCGCGGTGCCTACATTAATTGCGCTTCTCAATACCCCCGTATCCCGCATCAATGCGTCAATGTCTGATTGAAGATCAGGAGGAATGGTTCCGCCCGGCGTTGCGAGATAACCCGCCGCACGAGCGCGAAGCATGTTGAGAATTGCAATTTTGTTTTCAAGTTCTTTGATGGCAACCTGACGCTGAGAGACGCCGAGTTCGCCGCGACGGATGTCGATTTCTTGCTGTCCCTTGTTAATGTCAAAGGCAGTCTTGGTCTGTTCCATCTTGTTCTTGATGGCATTGTAATAGGTGTTCAAACCACCAAGTGCGCCCTCACCGACGGCAACACTGGCAAATGGCGACCTACTGGCAAGCATACCGAGACCCGCCGCCAACATGCCTGAACGGGCTTCATCGGACAATGGCCGACCAAGAATATGCTCAAACACATTCATCTTACGATCTGCGGGAACGGTCTGATCGTCGCCCATCGGAGCAGGTTCGCCATCAGCGTGTGCTGTGCGCGGCACTAAACCGCCTTCAGCAAAGCGTCTGACGTCGCCAGATTCCGTAACCCAATAATTGTCACCCAAACTATAAGACTTAGGGTCAAGAAAGTTTTTCAAGTTTGATTTCAAATTGGCTTTCTGCCACTCAGGCATGGCCTGAATGCCCTTCACCCATTCGGATGGCTTATCTTCATATTCGGGCGCAGTCGGAATCTTGCTACTGCCGCCACTGCCTTTGATGTCGAGTGCAGGAATATAAGAAATAAACGGAACTTTTGCGTTTGCGCCCATAAATTCATAGAGAGGGTCATCGATATAGGGCGTCAAGCCGATGCCGCCACGAGCAAACGCCATGCGTTCCATACCCGCAGGGACAAGGCCACCCTGAGAGGCACCGCCTTCTGCAAAATGGCCTCGATCAGCCGCGCCTCGCGTTGCCGCCTCATAGTTGACAGCCTTCAAGCCGCCGACGTTCTTAACCGCTTCAGGATGCTTCTTTTCAACATCCTGAGCCATAAGGCCAATGTTGGTTTTGTCTTCGCCCTTATATTTGAACGAATAGATAGGCTGTCCATCAAAGGTTTCGCCGATCTTTTCGACGTCATCCTTCATGCGTTTATCAGAGAACTGGAACAATGATCCAAGCGTGGTTAAGCCGCCAAGGATTTGGCCAAGAGCAGACGGGCCGGGCGTTGTGGTCGAAGATGAGCCACCCATACCACCACCAAGCCCTGACGCAATGTTGGCAAGAAATCCGAGAGACTGAAACGGATATGCCTGTTGTTGGGCAAATTGCTGATAGTTTGCCGCATTTTGGGCCTGAGCAATAGAATAAGGGACGCTTCCCGCTTTGCCCAATGCTTCTGCGCCAGAAAGCTGTGACCCCTGAAGTTTGGTCCCAATATCGCCAAATTGAGCCGCCGAAGTAAGCTGACCGGCAAGACCCTTGTTGTAAAGATCGGCGGCCTGAGTGTAGCCGCCTTGAAGCAGATCACCGATTGTTTTGCCCGTTGCTAGTTGTTGCTGACGAGCAAGTTCAGCGGCCATGACGCCGCCGCGATCACCGCCAAAAGCGCCGCCAGAAATCAACTTATTGGTCAAATAATTGCGTTGTTGCGCCTGATTTTCTGCAAGATTCGCCATAGTCCCCTGAACGACATTCTGCATGTATGGGGACATGTACTGGCCCACGCCCTGCTGAAAGCCTTGGGGCGTGTAGCCATAACCGGCGGCGGCAGTCGATGCCCCTGCGCCTTGCAAATAAGGCGATGCGGCCTGTGAGGAATTTTGGACTTGAGAGATGGATTGCTCTTGAATTGGGTTAAGCGGCGCAACAAGCTGACCTGAATAGCCCTCGTAAGGTTTTTGCTGAAGTTCCTTACCTTGAGAAGTGATGTACTTGTACATCTCCATCACTTCTTTAGGAGGCTGATTGGTCGTGTTCGTCGTTGATCCGCCTTTAGAACCCATATCAGACCCCTATCAGTCCATCTCTACGTTGTCTTCAGAGCCTGTTTTTGCGCCCCAAAGAAAGAACGCTCCCGCAGGAGTTCCAAAATTCCGTTCATAAAGTGCGATCTTAGCACTTGTGCGCGTATTTGACAAAATCCCAATCATGAGTGGCATCTCAAGATCGGTCGCCACTTTCTTTGCAAACTCAATGAGTTTTTGAACCCGTGAATCCTTGGCATGTCTGAAGTCAGGATGCACAAAAACGCACTTTTCTTCGAGGAATTGGCGGTCTGAATACCAATAACTGGCCACAGAAAGCATGACCAAACCTTCCAGTTTGTCACGTTCGCCAATTACGCCGAGAATGCCATTCGCCTGATTGAGTGCTGGCCACAGGGCTTCAGCAACTTTGATTTCATTAAAGTCAAAAAGGCCGTTTTCTTTGTGAACGATTCGGGCCAAATCCAAAATCCCGAACAAATCTTCTCGTGTCGCAACCCTCACATGGCAAGGCGTCTCAATAATCTTTACAGGTTCACGACGCTTCCGTGCGCTTTTTGAAATACGAACCCGCTTCTTTTTCTCAACAATTTGCATCTTTAGTCCTTCTTCGGAGGAGGAAGTTTTTTGAGCGTTTTGATGAGGTCTTTTCGGGCTAAAACGACGAAATCATCCAAAATTTGATGACCGCGATCCATGTCACCACCACCAAGCGACCTCACAACACTTGGCGGAATGACATATTCACCACCCGCCGCGACAATCGGGGCAAGTTTTGAATCTTCTTGAGCAGTTGCGCCACCAGATGCCTTGGCGGCTTGCATTTTATGGTCATGGCAAAGGCTATCGAGAACCTTATGGCCATGCTCAGTGTTGCCTTCTCCAAGCGAAGAAACAATATCGGCGGGGATTACATACGAACCGGCAGGAACATGCATCGGGAGATGGTCTGTTCGACCTGCAACTGGCGCATGAATAGGACCAACATGAGATTTTGGGTCAGCCGCCGCCGCATCAGGGACATCCGAATTGGTCAATGGTGTCGCCATGCCGCCAGAGGCACGGTTTGATTTACCCGCCGCATGCAAAGCCGCCGCAATCGCTTGATCTTGCGGGTGGCCAGATTGCATCATTTCACTGATATTTGAACTGACGACCTTCTGGGATGTACCCTTTTTCAATGGCATGACATCACCTTATGTGTAGCCTATGGCAACAACCTGACCCGAACCCGGCGCAACGTATAATCCATTGTTACAGGGAATCTGAACCTGATATACACCAACAACTGTCGGAAGAACATAAACTCTATTGCCAGTCAGTTTTGAAGAAGAATTGGTGTCGTAAATATAGCCAGACGACCCACCCACAATCACGCTGACCGTCGCAACCCAAGTTGTTCCTGATTTGACTAAACTTCCAACTGAAATTTCACGAGTATTATTCGTCCCTGCGAGAGTGTTCCCCGCAGACGTTTGCGTGTTAACCGCAAGAACTTGGTTCTTTAGAGCGCCAAAGACGTCATCAATGGATGCCATTAGTATCTTCCATCAAGTTGAAAGCGATAACGAAGTGCGCCAATTCGGAAAAATGTATTCAATTCAGCCGTGACGCCATCAGGAGACGTGGAGACTTCAATTGCTAAAAGCCTGTTTCTAATGCGAGGCGAAACATATTGCGTAGTTTGCGTCACTAGAAACGGGCCATATTGAGTAGGCGTATCACCGGGGTAATTTGCGCCCCAAAATGTAATATAAACTGTAGCGGAAGTTGTCTCGCCATCAGTTGTCTGCCACTTAAAATCAGGCCAAATTTGATCAACAAAGACTATATTGTCCGCCTCATTCAACTGCATGTAACCAGTTTTGAACGACGAAATAATCGGTAGGTTTCCATTGTTGTATCCCATTTCATGCTGATAAATATAGCCGTCCAATGTGGCCCCAAGCGGCATACCAAGAACAGATTGGTCGGCCCATGCGACACGATCCAATTCGCCATAATCCCACTGATCACTATCAGTGTTATATTTTACATACATATCATTGGTCGTACTGCTTGCCGACGGATAATACCATGTAACTTCATTGAAGATGCTATTCGTTGCACAACGAATTTCAGACACATAGTTTAAATTAATGTTTTGGAAAACTCTGTCCCAAACTGGGCAATTTACTGTCTGAGCACCATTCCCTGCATAGACATTGAAACGCTTTGGAGACATCCAATAGACAGCATTGCCAAGAACACCGGCGGCCTTCTTCCCAATCAAACCAACACCATCGGCCAGTTTGTTGAATGAGAATACAAGAGGTGCGCCAACATATTGCATGGACCAAAGAGAGAGATCGGTCCAAATTAAAACTTGTTGCGGACCCTGCAAAGCGCCGACAATCGTGCTTCCTTCAGGAATACGATAAGAACCGGCTTGGTTGTTCGCAGTTGCTTGCCAGACATTGAGGTCACCGGCATCGCTCCAGCGCACAAGAAGTGGGTCTTGAATGCCCGTCAACGTTGATCCATAGGCAACCAACTGGCGGCTTGGCATGGTTACCAATGTGCCATTATTGACCAATGGGGCGGTTGTTAGCAATTGAGCAGTCGTCGTACTGCTTGTCGGAGACCAGTAATAAATCGGACCCGCTTCTGGGTTGGCGACTAAAATTTCACCAAAATTACAAATCACCCAGTCTGTCGTCGTGATGGTCGGTGCGTTTGGATAGACTAGCGTCTGACCTTGACCATAACCACCATAACCATACTGACCCGTGCCATATCCACCCGCAGAATATGCAGATGGAATGTTGTAAAAGTATTGAATGTGCGCCGCGCCATTATTCATGGAGACGGTGGTTGTTGCTACTGCGGCGGCATTAGCAAAAATTGTATATTGAGTAGAAGACACATTTGAAACGACATAATTTCCGTAAACTGTTACGCCATTTGCCGTTGTTGGATACAGAAATGTTGCAATGCTTCCATCGATATATGGATGATTCGGCTCTGTTACAGTGATGTAAGAGAACCCAGCAGAGAAAGCAAAAGTAGGCAACACCCCAGTTGAGGATGTTGCAGTCGCGGCTGTGCCGCCAGAGATTGTATAAATGCTGTAATACTTATTCGATGAGTATGATGTTACATTGTAAACACCACTCAAAAGCAAATTTGAAATGCTAATTGGCGTCTGAAGATTGATTGTATATCCAACACGAATTTGGTCAGGAGTATAAATTGTTCCAGAACCAGTCGATGTCGTATTGATATATGTAAATGGACCAACAGCCGAAGTTGTCAAATTGAATGTCGTCGCTGTCAATTTTTGAGCATAGTATTTCACTCCGGCTGTAACGCCGGATGGGAGCGATGCTCCAACAAAAACAACTTCAGTGCCAGATTGCGGAGAGTATCCCGCAGTCACAACGGTTGGCGATCCATTAGAAAATGTGACTGATTGAATCCCCAAATTAGTATCAACAATCGTCACAGTTGAAGAGCCTGACGTCGTTAAAAACGTTGGGATTGTCATTGTTGGAGTGCCAGATTGGCTTCCACTCAGCGTAATGGCAAATCCGCTAACGGTTGATGAGATTTGAAATGTCGTATTTGTTGAATTGACTGAATAATATGTAGTTCCGGCCACAAGCGGCGTTGGCAGTGTTCCTGTTGTCGTGAAAACAACAGGCGTTCCATCGGGCGGGGCAGGGGCCGCCACCGTAACAGTCGAAGTTGAAATGTTGATTGTTGGAGTTTTTGTAGGATTGATAGAAATATCATCCGACGTAACTTGCGGCGTCAAAACCGTATAATTTTTGGATGGGCTTGAAATGAAACTCAATTCAGCGTCAGCGCCAATTGCAAGGCGATCATCGGCATTATTGTCTTGCCACGGATGCAATTCATTGATGCCCAAAATCTGACGACCGGCCCAATCAATCCAACCGCCAATCTTTTGGACAAGGCCCATGTTGTTTCGGTCTGGGACAAACCGAATCAATTGAGATTCTGAAAATGCGGCCTCATTTAAGGCGGGTGTCTTGTTGGTGTCGATACCCGGAATGAGTTTCATTGTTGCGTGGGGCATTTTTTACCCCCGCGTCGGAGAAGCAACAGGTGAAGGCGTAAGCGAAGACCACGCAGACGCTTGGAACTTCTTTCTGAACTCTTCCATTGTCGCGCTCTTCAGGAGAGCCTGATACTGGCTTTCATAAGTTTGAGCCATTTGCGGGTCATCGGAAATTCGCCCGAAGTTTCTCTGGTAAGCACTCATGTAGATCATGCTTGCCATGATGAAGAGGTCTGGCAAATAGACAGAAATGAATGTTGTGTCGTTGGTTGCCGACAGCGTCTGGGATCGGATCGTTCCAGTCAAAAGCAATGTGTAGGACGCATTTGGAATGGGGCCAACAATCACATTTTGATACTGGAGACCCGCCGTAGCACTGTCGCCGCCATAGACAGCAAAATACTGCGGAACGCCTGACGTTGATCCTACTGGATAGACGTTTTGCAAAAATTCCTTGGTCGTAGGTAGCAAAGGGACATTCGGCGTCACGCTCGACAACTGAATTGATTGGAGCGTTACAAATGATGACGTAGGCAATGCAAGAGTGTTGCTACCTGAGTTTAAGCTGTATGAAGTGTCGCTAATTTGCGTTGAGAGAAAATCAAGATCACGTTGCATACGCAGTTCAGCGTAATTAATCATGTCTGGTAGGATGGCCTCATAATTCTTATCATACGATGCTACGGTTCCTGTGATTGGATCGACCGTATAACCCGCCATGATATAGACTTGTTGCTTGTATGAGGCGTAGTCCATTTATGTCTCTCCTCAAGCAACCATTTCAAAAGCAGTTTTTTCGACCTCGGCAACGCGACGGCCCCAACCCTTTCCGAATGTAGCCCAAGTTGGCAAACTTTGCAAAAAGTTAAGCCTTAAATCGCATATCTCCGTCGCCAAAGAGCGAGGGTCTGCCTTTTCAACAGCATCCAAAGTGGCTGGGCCGATTGCGCCGTCCGCACTAACACCCACTGCTTGTTGTAAGAACTTCGCGGCACGGCCAACTCCTGAGTTAACGGCAAGGTCGAAACAGGCGTAATCGACCCCTGCCGGAAGAACATCACCTTTAATCTTGTCCCAATAATTCTTTTTGTAAAGCGGCGCGACATCATCCGACCCTAAAACCCGCATGGCGGCTTCATCGACCGGATGGCCTACATACTCTTCCCAAACTTTTTTGGTGACGCCAAGATTCGTCATGCCGCCGGGGTCTTTAGGATGGTTTACAAAGCCGCCCTCGTGCTTAAGGACCAAGGCAAGGCATTGCTCAAAATTGTCTTTCACGGCTTACTCCAAAGGCTTTGAATTAAAGAGCATCTTATCTGTAGCTGAATCTTTTGAAGAAGCGCCAAAAAAGAAGGCGATGATGCTCGTCCAAGCCGTCTGCAATGCCCCCAACATCAGGAGCATGGCTTCATTGCCCGTGGTAGGAAGGCCGAAAATGAGCATATAAAACAGGATGCCGAAGAACCCAAAGGTGACGCCAACCGCTAAAGCGCGGGGTATCCAGTCCTTGGTTTCCTTCTGCATGTCACGAGCCGATGCGCGATCACCTGCCGCAATGCGTTCCAGATCAATGTCCAATGACTTCATTTGGACTTTGAAATCAGCGTCAATCTTTTTGAGAACGGACAACTGCTCTGCTGTCGGGTTGGCGAGAGCCGCCTGAATTTCATCTTGGTTTGCATCGCCATGCCCAAAGAGGGCGTTGGATAAGGCTTTGACTGCCATACCCGCAACAGGGCCGCCAAGTGCGGTAGCAATCGTCGGAGCAACTGACCCAATTAAAGGGCCGAAAGTCTTAAGAATATCCATCTTTAATCCCCGTTTAATGGGCCAATCACTTGCCCTCTGTTACCTTTTCAAGGATGCGAACACGAACAGATAGCTCGTTAATCTTGCCGGTCAATTCATCACGCAATTTATACCGAGCCTCCGCCGAAAGAGGGCTGTCAGTAGGTATGCCTTGAGGCGTAATCAGCATAGGCATTTTGCTTTCAAGGTCTTGGACCTTCATTGTCAGGGTGCTGATTTGGCTCAAAAGCCAACCAATTGCCGCCACAAGGACAGGGAACAGCATGTTGATGATCTTGGAGAAATCAAAATGTTCCATCAGTGCGATCCTTTAAAAACCAAAATTAACCCAATAGCACCCATAGCGAGAATAAGCCCACCAACAATGCTACCAACAAGGATTGCATCTTTTTTCGCCTCTTCAGCGGCCTCAGCATCCAAACGCGCCTGACGCGCCGCCTCTTTTTTCATTTCAGCAACTTGCTTTTGAATGGTGTCCCATGCGTGTTTGCCATGCATGGAAATGAACAAATTCTTCGCATCAAGGGCCAACTGGTTGGCTTTTGCCTTGGCGCTGTAACGTTTCATCGCCTCCGCTTCATAGTCAGCGGTGGACTGAAACATTTTCTTTTTGTGAGGCAGGGAAACAAGTTGCACAACTTTGGCAACTTCAGACATCAACCCGCTGACACGACGAGCCGTGTCCACAACGTCCTCACCGGCGCTTACTGCCGATTTAAGTCCGTTATAGATGGCGGTGGCACCAGCAAGGATTGTAAAAGGGTCCACAAAACCCCCCTTATTCTTGATCTTTGCGCTTCAAAAGTTTTTGAACGGTATCCGTTTCATAAATTCGGATGCCCATCCAAACAATCGTAATAAGACCAGAAATAGAAGGAATTATGCCCACAATAGCACCAACCGCAGTCGATATAGAAACTGCATCAAAAATTTGTTTCAAGTGTTCATCGACTTGCAAGATCATCTGGTTACTCCGTGGAAGAGGCTTCTTTCTCGTCCAGTTGAGCCTGAGCATCTGCAATGATCCGATTGACCAATGTAGAAACTGCCTCAAATGGCTGTTTGCCAAGGCTTGCCAAGACAAGATTTAATTCCTGAATTGTAAACATCAGCGTTACAGATTTGTTTTCCATACTGCCCTCCCAGACAGATTTTAAGACCAAGGATTCGGAAGAACGACAGGACGATAGTAGTTGTTCGTGATTTGAACTCCAACTGCCGTCTCAATGTCTTTTACCATATCAGGACCAAGAGCCTCTTGCACCCAAAGGACAACCTGATTCTGAGTAAGTTCTGCATATGGCGTATATGGCGCATCGGGATTTAGAGTGACACCAATAGAGCCGACGATAGCACCATCATTGGTTCCGTCGGTTCCATTGCAAACCCAATTTACCGTGCAAACCACATCCGTAAGCCCTTGGGCTTCGGGGTATGATTCCATTGAATTAACGCCCCAAGTGTATGTGAAGGCCATGATCAATCCTTATGCCCATGTGCCAACTGAAGTACTCGCGTTGGCAACAGAAATCGGATAAATCAAAATATACGATCCCTGAATGAACGTCGAAGTTGTCGGAGCCGCGTTGAAGCCAAGATTAAAATTGACGTTTGTCGATGCTGTTGAAGTATCAATAACGCCCTTAATAAGAATGGTATGTGCAGATGCCGCCGCCGCCGAGGCCGCAGTAATGGAAACTGGGGTCAGGAAGCCTGTTGTAATGTAGTTGGCCATTTGAGATGTGGCCGCAACCGTTGTTGCCGCCGCCGCAGTGTTCGAAAGAACTTCATATGCGTGAGACGCCAATGCACCAGTTGCCTGTGTGATTGAATACTGAATAGTTGCCGCGTTTGCCGATGTTTTAGCGGCAGACGTATAAATTTCGTAGGCATAACGTGTGTTTGCACTGAGGTTGCAACCAACGTTGAAGATCGACGAATGGAATGTAGCTGTATGCGTTCCCGACTGTGTACCTGTTGTCGTGATAGCTGTGCCACCGCGTGTAAGCGAAACTTGGAATGTCGCGCCCACCACGTTGACTACAAAATACTGCACACCAACTGTCAAACCTGTCGGCAACGCACCAGTGGTTGTGAAGGTAACAATTGTTCCGTTGTTAGGGGCAGTAGTAACAGTAACAACAGCAGGTGCGGCAATTGTAAAGGTTGCTGTTTGACCAGTGTTGGCAATTGTCGGGCCTGTGATGGCCGTGTTGTAAACTTCGTAATACTGAGGAGCGAGAAGCGCACCACGTTCAGTGCTTTGCGGTGTCATGTATGGAACGCGACCGTCCCACTCCATTGCTCCGGCAACGGCAGAAGTTAAGTTGGTGCCACTTGTAAAGCCAAGTGGAGCAACTGTTGCAGTACCAGCACGAAGAGCAAGTGATGTTGCAGGTGCAGTGACACCGATGCCAAGGTTACCCGCAGTCGTGAGACGCATCTGTTCCGAGCCGTTGTTATAGAACGTCAGCGGAAGATATGTACCTGAGCCGTTAACACCTGAAACCAACTGCACATCGGTTGAAGCGTTGGTCGCAAGAAGGATTTTTGATGCGTTCGTTGGATCAGAGTTATTTGCAACTTGAACAGATGAAGCTGTTGATGTGCCGTTTGGCAAGAAATATACGCCTGTGGAGGCGTTTGTTGTCTTCGTTTGGAACGAAGTTCTGCTGTTAATCGTAGCGTTGTCAAAGTCACCTTGAATGCGCTGACCGGCAGTGCTGAAAACCATGTTTCCAGTTGCATCAAAGCGAACACGCTCCGCACCGCCAGTGGAAAGCCCAAGGGCCGAGCCAGAAAAGAAGACACCTGTCGTAGCCGAAGACGATCCCTGATAAGACGGGGTCGAAGCCGAACCGTCAACGCCGCTGACGCCTGATGTGCCATTAAGATTGAGAGTCATGTCTTACCCCTTGCGCCTCTTAAACAACATTCCACTGCGAACCAGTGGTAACCGTGACTTGAATGCCTAAATCTACCACAATTTGCCCCGCAGACATAGCATTTGTGCTGGCCGGAACTGTGTAGTTTGTGGTGACGGTTTGTTCATTCAATGTAAAAATTATATCGTCCCCGCCGCCGGTGGTCACGGCCAAGGGCGTCCAACTTGTGCCGTCATATCCCTCGAAACGTGGACCTGACGTATTAAATCGGAAATAACCAGTTGCAGGTGTCGGCCTCTGGGCGGTCGTGCCAACAACCATTCCTGTCGCGCCAGTGGTCGGGAACGATGCAATGCCAGTTGTAGCGATAGACAGAGCAGTTGTTGCACCCGCATTGCCGACCTTCATTAAAATGCTATCAGTCGTTCCCGCACCACTTGTTGATTGCAACGTGAGAGACGATGCCGCGCCTGTGCCGCCATAAATGATTGGCGTTGTGGTGGATGTGTTTGATACTACAGCGCCACCAAAATAGTTTGCACCCGCCGCTGAATAAAGGGCATATGCAATACCAAATGTGACGTTTGTGCCAGCGGTTGGGGCGGCACTAATGTAAACCGTTGCGGCAGTTGTGTATGTCGTTGCCAGACGAGCCGCAAAAGTTCCCGGCACAAACAATGACGAAAAAGCGTTTGATACCGTTCCCGACGAAACAATGTCGGTATATGTTCCCGATGCACCAGCCTTAAAATGCGCTGGTTGTGTTGAACTTAATGCAACACCACCCGTATTTGATGCCGATCCAACTTGTAATGATCCATTAAATAAATTTGGCGCAGTTCCCGCACCATAAAAATTAAACCGTCCCGTGTTGACGTATGTGCTACCCGTGTCTGCTTGCGACGCAACAGTTGCGGCAATTGCGTAAGTAAATGTCGTGGTTGAAGCCACAGACGTAATGGTAAATGTGCCATTCAAAGATGTGTTTGTTGTTGCCGCAACAATGACGGATTGGCCTTTGCCGTATCCATGTGCCGCAGATGTAGTGATTGTTGCAGTCGCGCCGTCAGCAGATACGTTGCTGATTGTAGCGGTGGTTACGGATGGTGTTGCACTATAAAAACCATAGTTATTGGTTGCGCCGATTAAGTTTGAACCCGCATTAAATCCATATTGATTTGTAACTTGTGATCCAAGGCCGATAGTTCCTTGCGCCGCAGTAAAATGCTGTAAGCCTGTTAAGGTAAATGAAGCCGCTGCCGTGTTAAGCTGTGCGATATTGCCATAAGCATTTGCAGTTACGTCAGATTGAACAGTGCCTTGGCTTAACATACCATAAGCTGTTGTTCCTCCTGTTATATTTTTATTAAGACGCAACGTAGCGGTAGATAAAACAGCACCTGTCCCAATGTTGACGTTCTGCGCCGTTCCAATCGTCATAGCGGTCGTGCCGCTACCAGTCTTAAAGATAATGTTGTCAGATGTTCCAGAACCTGACGTGGATTGGAGTGTCAATGAAGACGACGCCGTTGTGCCGCCATAAAGAATTGGCGTTGTCACCGATGTGGTGAACGCGGGGTCCATCACCGTGCTGATTGTGCCGGATGATGTGATCGGGTTTACAGGCGTCGCCGCAAGATTGGTTCCCGCTGTGATTTGAAGAACCGTGCCGCCGCCAGAGAAATCACGATATTGCGGATTGGCATTTGGGCCATTGGTGGTCAGGGCTTGGCCAAGGACGCCGGGATTAAGAGACTGCCAATTGGTGGAGCCACGATAGACAATTGCACCCTGAGTCGTACCAAAAGCATTGTCCATGTAGGCAGTGAGTGCGTTGCCTACAGGAATTGCTGAAACGCCGCTGATGTTTCCAAGCAATTCGCCTGAAGCAATCGGCGTCAAACCATATTGGCTACCCGCAAAAGCAGAAATTTGATTGATCGTAACGCGAGACGACACGCCGCCTTGGACGGCCTCCATCTGCTCACTGCCAGAAAGTGAGGTTACAGCGGGAAGATTTGGAATTTGAATGCTTGCCATCTCAGATACCCGTCTTAGGAATTTGCGTCAGATCATAAGGCAGACCCACATTAACAGTAATAATGCGAGTTGTCGCCCCCAGAAGACTCTGAGCGGCCAAAGGAGAGTTGATCATATAAGTAAATGCCGTACCCGACGTCACCGTGACGCTATAAAAGCCACTAGCGGCGGCCAAAACGCCCTCAACGGCCACTTGATCATTTGTCGATAGGCCATGAGCGGCTGAACAGGTGACAGTAACGATAGTTGTTCCGTTTGATGTGATCGAAAGAACAGGGACAACAGCACCCCAAGTGAACGTATCGACCAATGACATCTGGGCATTGGCATCCAAACCAGTCGGTGCGCCGGTTTCTTGGGTTACACGCGAATCATTATTCTGCGTTGCGCGAGTATCGAGCGTCCCCGGAATAGGGAGACCCGTCACAGGATCAGTAGGAACAGGTCCAGACACAACACGATAATCAACTTCATCGCTAAAATAGGGTTCTGTGCGAGGATTTGAGATAGGCATAGGGTCAGCAGGAAGAATAATAGCCCTAAGCTGATTTTGTGGGGTGTCATAGCATGTGTTGCACACAAGGATGCGCTTGTTGATCAGGCTTGCACCCGCCCAATCAAACTGCCACTTCAACTGAAAGTGGTTATACCAAATCCCGCAACGGTCACATACGCCGAACGCTCTTGGGCTTCTGGTGCTAACACTGGCTCTGCCTGTTGCTCTCACCTAAAATACCCGCTGATTTGAGGGCTGATATACATTTGAACATATTCAGTGTCTTGTTGCGCGGCGTTGCCCCATGCCTCGTCGGCAAGAGGCTTCAATTGGCCCACCAAAGGTTGCGCCCAGACCATAGCCAAACGATAAGCCAAGCCCATAGCGAACGCTTCCAACCAACGATAAGGAATATCCACCGTCTGGCCGCTTACAAAATTTGAATCTTGAACTTGTGTAACCCGATAATAGGACAGTGATGTCGGGCCATTTGATGTATTTGGTACTGGCCAGATCGTGATTGTCGGGCTGATCAGGCGATCAAACCAATAAGTTGTAGGAAAGCCTTGCTGTTCCTTGTTTGGATACGAGGCATATTCAGAACGTGAAACAGGAAGGATGATTCTGTCGATGTCTTGCCCACCAGAAGTAGTGGTAACGTAGGCATCGAGGATCATAACCGTCGAAGAATCGACCGAATAAGTCGATGTTCCCGTCACAAGCGGAACTGTGACGAGGTCAACTTTCCATAGGTTAACGCCCTTATTTGACCAACTGGACAGCATCAAATTAGCCGCTGTCTTAGCGGATGACATATGCTCTTGAGCGAGTGCCGTATTTCGAACGCCGCAGAGGTTAAACGCATATAGCGTCAACTCACCAAGCGACGGGTTATATGCATAAGTGCCGCTTGTGGTCATGGCTTACCCCTTAGAGTGTCACTTCATTCTTAACCAAAACCCCGCCGATATTAACACTAACAACTGCCGCTGATGCCGCGCTTGAAGCAATTTGGAAACGAAGATCAGTTTTTTCAGCATATCCAAATGGATAATGCCGCTGAACTTCATATGTTGTGTTAAATGGGGTTGCTACAATTAATTTTTGAACCCCCGACGATGAATTAGTAATGGCGCGATACGTTGTGTAATTTGCGGTGTTGCCATTGAATGATGAATAAGCGCCATAACGATAGCCGTAGAATGTATATCCGGCAGGAACCGTATATACCGCTTGTTGAGAGGCTCCAAGGCTTGAAGTTACTCCGTTAAATACGCCCGTATTGATCTGGGAATAGGTCACACCGCCATTTGTTAGTGTAATGACGCCAGATGGATTTGTTGCGCTACCCACTGAAACAAACATATTATTGACGCGTAGATATTGATTAACGGTTGGCACGTTAGTCGTGCCATTTAAGACAAGATTTTCCGTAATTGAATTATAATTAGCATCCAAGCCAAGAATTGTAATTGTTGCTGTGTCACCTACTGTCGCACTAACAAGATTCATCGTAACGGCTGATGCCGGAAATACATATTCCGTCGTAGCCATATTTTCCCAAACAGTGCGGAATAAATTTGCCGTTGCAGGAGTAGTTCCATAACCAAAAATGTTTGTCGGAGCATGATCAGAAATTTGACCACGCGAAACTTGAAGTTCAAATGGTTCATTTCGACCCGTGCGGGTGATGGATTGATTGACAGTTCCAGTGGTTACAAAAGCAGACATAATTATTTACCCTTCTTTTTGGAACGTGCTACTGCCGCATTATCTATCAGATTTGGATAAGGCCGACCAGAGGCACGGGCACGAGCCTTCGCCGCCTGTTTCTGTTTATGATTCAGGTGTTTTGTGTGGTGATCTTCAGGAAGTTTTTTATCCCAAAAAGCCTTTTCCATCAGCAACCCCACTTACGAAGTGATTTGTTAATACGGCTATCTGGATCAGCGGCCTTCGCCGATCCTGTCATCTTACGCTTCATGCCTGTCATTCGAGAGCAAAAATTGTCGTGACGCGGATTATCCGTGTCTTTGGTAGGCGCTTTTAGGTTGTGACCTTCTGCACGAGCAGAAGCCCTGCCCTTTGCATTTAGCCCACCAGATGGAGATTTGCCCTCTTTGCGTGTCCATGCGGCTGTCATATCGCCCTCCAATAGAAAGATGGGGGCTTGCGCCCCCACCGATCAACAGTCTTACGAAACGTAGGACTTGTGGCCCGAAGGCTCTACGCCCTTAGCCGCCGAGGAGAGCGGGTTCATGTTTGAACCTGCGCGGCCACCGGCTTTGCGCTTCGGACGATCCGCACGATGTTTTGCAACCGCACCATGAACGGCCATGCCGCCATGTTTGCGCTTTGAGCGACCGCCGTGCTTCTTTTCCTTTGCTTCCTTGACTACATTTGAAACTGCACCAGCATAAACTTCGCTAGGTGCTTCGTCGTGCGCAAATTCACCCGTCATTGGATGTTCTGCCTTGCCACCCGATGCGTGAGCCGCACGGGGGTGCTTGTGTTGATGCATCTTGCCCTTCATGTGAGGCTCCTTACGC